TATTAGATGTAAGCACATGGACTGTGTCGAAGTATGTCCTGTAGATTGTTTTTACGAAGGCGAAAACATGCTTGTAATCAATCCACAAGAATGTATTGATTGTGGTGTATGCGAACCAGAATGTCCAGCAGATGCAATCCTTCCTGACACAGTTGACGGTGCAGAGCAATGGGTTGAATTTAATGATAAGTATGCAAGTATTTGGCCCAATATCACACAACTGCGACAAGAGGATGTGCCACCCGATGCAGAAGAATGGCATGGGGTAGAAGGAAAGATGAAGTATTTTTCAGAGGAGCCAGGACGTGGAGACTAAATTAATAAATGATCTTGTGCGAATTGATGTGCTTGAAGAAGAAATTAAATATTATAAATCATTAGTACAAGAACACGACACAGGGTTTATCTACACTACAATTTCGTTTTTGGAAAGCAGAATAGAAAATATTAAAGGCAACCACGATGAATGGCCTTTTAGATAAATTCTATTTAGATACTCCTAGAAAATTAGGAAGTTTACCAACAAAAAGGAATTTATACGAAATAGATAGTTATGAATGGATATCTATGTATCCAGAGCAACTAAACAATTTAGAAGACCGTTTTAAAAGACTTTTCAAAGAACTTTACGATACTGGTCCTTTACCAAATGTAGATACAAGTAAATGGAAATTATCAGACATACCTAATTCAAATGGTTATAGAACTATTTTATCAACTTATTTTTTGCTAAAAGAAAAAATTATTATAGATCCTTTTAGCATTTCGTATAGTAAACGTCCAATTAATGATCCACAAACTTATTTAGAACCTGGTAGACTACGGCATACTCTACTGCCTTATTTGCCCAATCAAAAAGTTAAAATTGCTGTCTTTAATATTACAGACTATTTGCCTAGTAAATATGAAATTGATTTTGATAATATTATAGATTTAGGTTATTATGCAAAAAAATTAGAAACACACGAAAACGAACAGTGTTTTGGTATTTACAGACATGGTGTAAATCAAGATTATTTGAATAAATGTAGGCAACAAAATATACAAATAAATGTAAAAAAGAAAGGCATATACATAAACGACCAACTGTTTATAAAAATTAAAGCAGGTAAGTATATACTTAACGCACCCAAACTATATGAGGAAATCAATGATTAGATTAGTAAGCTACACAAAACCAACAGAAGAATTTGTACAAGAAGGCATTAAAAATAATGACCTATTAGATTTAGTGGCATATTGTGCCAGAGTATCAAATCCTGCAAATCAAATGAATTCAGAGACAAGTGAGAAACTTGTAAAGTATTTGATCAAACATGCACATTGGAGCCCACTCGAAATGGTAAACGTATGTATGGAAATTGATACAACAAGAGACATTGCACATCAGATTGTGCGTCATCGTAGTTTTGCATTCCAAGAGTTTAGCCAGCGATATGCAAATCCACAAGAAATGGGCGATATGTTTGTAAAACGTGAAGCACGTCTACAGGATACAAAGAATAGACAAAACTCAATTGAAACAGATGACGAACGTCTGCAAATGATGTGGGATAGCAAACAAGGTGAAGTTATCAGAGCAGCGCAAGATGCATACAATTGGGCTATTGAAAATGGCATTGCTAAAGAACAAGCACGAGCCGTATTGCCTGAAGGACTAACAAAAACAAGACTATATATGAATGGCACATTGCGTAGCTGGGTGCATTACATTGAATTGAGAGGTGCTAATGGTACACAAAAAGAACACATGGAAATCGCTTGGGAATGTGCTAAAGTCATTGCAGAAATCTTCCCTCTTGCCAAGGATCTCAATGCCGCAAACAGTTGAAGTAGACATTGAATGGACAGAACGCTTTGCATGGTGGCCTGTCCGCAGTAGTTGGAGCAAAAAACGTATATGGATGAAACGTTATCATTGCGGAGAAATATTCTATGACGCAATGGGAAGACCTCCAATAAAGGATAGATCTTGGAAGCTCATTTACAGTGAAAATGAGTACCTAATGTATTTGTTAAAGAAGGATGAGGAGTTATATTCTCATCCACTAGGATTTAAAAGTGTTAGGGGGAAATAAATCCCCCCTAAGTTTATGTGTCACCGTAAACTTCTAACACCTCTTTTACAGCTTCGTGTCTCTCTATATCTCCTTTATGAAAATTAACAGCTGAAATATGTTTACTTTCTCGTGACTCTAAATGTCTAATAAAGTCTATCAGTCCATTATCTTTCAGTCTATCTGCTTGTGCTAAATCACCCGTCACAACCATCTGACTTCCACTACCAATACGTGTTAGTAGCATTTTCATTTGGTTTGGTGTAGCATTTTGCATTTCGTCTGCAATAATAAAACTATTTTTGAAAGTTCGTCCTCGCATATATGCAAGTGGCGATATTTCAATTACACCTTCACTTATCATGCCCTCAATTTCGTTAGCATAGAAATATTCTCTAAACACATCAAAGATTGGCCTTGTCCAAGGTGCCATTTTTTCTTCTAGTGTTCCTGGTAAAAAACCAAGGTCCTCATCAGCACTAACTGCTGGTCTAGTCACAACAATACGTTCTACATTACCTTCGAGAAATTCTTTTACAGCCGCCTGACATGCCAATAGAGTTTTACCTGTACCAGCAGGACCTATTCCGAAGACTATATCTTTGTCTCGGTCCAATAACTCAAGGATGTATGTTTCTTGGCTTCGATTTCTTGGAAGTATTTTTACGTATCGTGACTTTTGAGGTAGGAAATTATTCAGTTTAACTACATTATTATTAGTGATATGTGCTTGGCGCTTTGCTTTCGCTTTTCCCATTAAGTCCTCCTGTATCGAGATATGCAACAGGTTTGCCTTATGCAGGCCTCCCTGCACATGTATTTAGTATCAAACTCATCTGAATAGTTATAAAAGGCGATAAATAACTATAACAAATTGTAGCAGGGGAAACCATGGCGAATATTTTAGACGAACTAGATGTAATTAAAAATATAGAAAGCATTTATGAAAGTGATAATGCATTTAATGTGCTTAAAGATTTTGAGCGTGTATTAGATGAACTTGACATCTATGTTTACAAAAACTGGGAAGACGGTGAATTAGGTGAAGGTCCAACTATTGATCGTCACTGGGTGACTGCTAAGTTCTTCTGGCCAAAAGAAAAAATGCCAGATCCAGATGGTGCAAAAAGATTACTAGATTATGATTGCAAAATTGGATATCAGCGCAGCAGCTTGCTTAAACCAAGAAAAATTATGAAACCAGAAGACATTCGTCCAGGAACAAAACTTGGCAAACTAGACAGACATCCAATTTGGGTAGTAGAAGTAAAGATGCCTAAAAAATTATTAGCCGATCTTTACGGTGCTAGTTTTGAAGATTTAGATGTAAAAGATACTACACAGCAAGTTGACGCAGCAGCCCAGCCTGCAGAAGAACCAACAGCAGATGCACCAGAAGCAGGAGAATTGGAATAATGGGTTTAAGACAAAACGATTTAATCGACCTAGTGGTTCCTATGTTTGAAGTAGATAGCTACAAAAGCAAAATGGGTAGCGATCAAGATATTTGTGTTGTAAGTTTTAATGTAGTTGAAAAAGCAGCAGCAGACGATTTGGTAAAATTTATCGAAGGTGGATACAGTTTTGTATTAGATGCAGATGCTACATCTGGTGAACAAAGCGATGGCTACTACAGAGTTTTTGTAGAAATGGAACGTGATCAAAAAGTTCCAGACCAAATAATGGAACTTGTTGATGGTGTAAGCAGACTTACAGGCAAACCATTTACATATAGATACTACAAAGGATTTAAACCTGAAGCAGCAACACTAGAATCGTTGACAGCAACAGTTCCTGTAGACAAAGAAGCATACGACGAACTTGTAAACGAATCCAATATGAATAATTTCAAAAACTTCTTCAGCAACAGTTTTGTTGAAGAAATTTTTATGACAGAAAACGATTTAGTAATTAAAAAGATTTATGCAGATCCATTAGGATTTGAAGTTAAAGACTTTGGTAAAACAAAAGATATTGTAGAAAGTATTGAAGACAAAATTAATATTAACGATTTTGCAGAAACAATGTATCTTACAAAATATTTAGGTAATTATAACATAACAAAATTTGGCACGAAAACTATAACTTTAGAAAATAGAGGATATACACTAGTAGTCGAGAGAATATGATACCATATACATACTGTCAAAATTGCGGAAGAACGTCACATTGTGGAACATCACAATATATGGCATTAGAACGCACACCTGGATCAGAAGAGTCGCCAACTATAACAAAAATATGTAATACATGCAGATGCGACAACTGCACCCCGCAACAAAAGGAACATCAACATGGGTAAAGAGCACTTTAAATTTGACTTTGAGCCAGACATGGCTAGAGAACTTGTAAATAGAAACGATTGGAAAGAATGGTATGAAGCAATGTGCGAAATTCTTCCACTTTGGGAAATTGATACTGTAGAAAGAGTGGCAATGTTTATTGCACAGTGTGGACATGAAAGTGGCGGTTTTAGAGTATTAAGCGAAAACTTGAACTACAGTGCAAAAGCATTGAACACTATTTTTCCAAAGTATTTCAAAAGAGCAGGTAGAGACGCAAATGAATATCATAGACAACCTGAAAAGATTGCTAACGTCATTTATGCAAACCGTATGGACAACGGCAACGAAGCTTCAGGTGACGGTTGGACATTCCGTGGAGGAGGTATTCTACAGCTCACTGGTCGTTATAATTACACAAAATTTGCAGAAGCAGTAGAAATGACAGCAGAAGAAGCAGTAGATTATGTGCGTACCAAAAAAGGTGCGTTGGATAGTGCTTGCTGGTTCTGGGATACAAATAATCTAAACAAATGGTGTGACGATATGGATATCGTCGGTGCTACAAAACGTATCAACGGCGGTACAATTGGATTAGATGATCGTAAGAAGCATTACTTACATGCAATGGATGTACTGGGCGGAGACTACGAAGCACCAGAAGAAAAAGAGCTTAATTTAAACCAAACAATACGCAGAGGCAGCAGAGGACCATTGGTTGCTGAAGTTCAAGAAAAACTTGGTATTGCACCAGCAGATGGTATCTTTGGACCAGGAACAGAGCGTCAAGTAAAAAGATGGCAACAGAAAAATGGTTTAACAGCAGATGGTATTGTAGGTCCTAAAACACTGGGAAAGTTGTTGGGGTAGGCATGGGTGCTAAGTTAGCAATTGTTATGTTCATGTTGCTCTTAGGAGCAGGTGGTATAGGTTATTGGTATTACAACGATACACAAGCACGTATGGCTATCCTTCAAGAAAACAATGCTAAACTAAACACAGCAGTTGAATTAAACGAACAAACTATAAGTTCACTAGAACAAGATTATGAAAAAGCATCTAGTGAACTTGCTAGTTTGAATGACGCATACACTGCAATACGTAGACAAAATCAAAGACTAGCTGACAAACTACAAGAAATAGATTTAACAGCAGCAGCAATTGCAAATGCAGCAAGTATTGAACGTGCAGTAAATCGTGGCACAGTAAATGCAGGTAGATGCTTTGAATTATTGTCGGGGGCAGAACTAACAGAAAAAGAAAGGACAGCAGAAAATGACATCGCTTTTAACAAAGAGTGTCCTTGGCTTTACGATGATTATAAGTCTCGCGGCCTGCTCGACCCAGCCCCGGCAGATTGAAATAAGCACAAAGCCAGTGGATAAACCAACACTGGAATTACCTCCAGTAGACGAACTTAACATGAAAAAAGTCGAATGGATTGTGCTTAACGAGGGCAATGTAGAAGAAGTAATTAAAAAATTACAATCGGAGGGCAAAGCATTCGCATTATATGCATTAACTGGAGAAGGATATGGAAACCTAAGTTTAAACTTCTCGGACATTCGTGCGTTAGTCCAACAACAACAAGCTATCATTGCCGCTTATGAAGGTTATTACCGACAAGCAGAGGAAGCAATGGATGGAGCAGTGGTACAAGAATAGTATAATATTTCTTTTTGGATTTTTATTATTAGGATGCCAAACAACAGTTGAAGAAGATAGTGTTATAACAGCACAACCCTATGTGGGTTTATCTGAACGTCAAGACAGAAAATTAATCAAAGAATTTGTAGGTGTAGATCCTGTGCGTACAGAATGGTGTGCAGCATTTGTAAATGCAGTGCTTGAAGTAGATGGTATACCAGGTAGCGAAAGTGTAAGTGATGTTCCTTTAATGGCAAGAAGTTTCTTATACTGGGGTGATAAGGTAGAACGTCACGATATTAAAAGAGGTGACGTAGTCGTTTTTCCAAGAGGCAATCAAGGATGGCAAGGTCATGTTGGATTCTATGTAGAAACACAAATACACAACGGCAAAGAATATTGGGTTATACTAGGTGGCAATCAAGATAACCAAGTAAGATACGACTTATATAATCCTAATCGTGCAATTAGTATACGCAGGGCTAAATACACACAGTTAACTGAGGGCTATAAGCATGTGGGAAATGATAGAAAGGATGGCTAGTGATAGACTGTGGATTTACACAGCATTAGCAGGTTCCGCATTTGGTGCTATATTTGTTGCATATATAAGCACCACGAGAATTGGTCTATGGGGTTATGCCCAAGTAGACAGAGCGATAGATTATCTTGTAGAACGTTGGGGACTTACATGGCTGGAACAGCCTGAAGACGCATGGCGTAAAAAGTATCCAAAGATCACAGCAAAGATAGATTCAATTGAGGACAGATTAGATAAATTGGAGGGCAAAAATGCCAAGAAAAAAACTTGAAGATTTAGAATCAGCAGCACCTGAACCAAAAGCAGATGCAGAAGTTGTGGTGCCAGCAAGTAGCAGTGGTGCTACTAAAAAAGTAAAACTAGATTTAGAAGTAGATACAAGCGTAAAAGATCTAGGACCAAATCCGTATGCTAAAGTAATACACTTAGCAAGAGCAGTAGATGCTTGGAGAATTTTTCCACGTATCTTTATCTCAACATACATTTACTTGCTGTACAGATGTGTAATTTGGTATATGGAATTGCCAGATCCAACACTTGAACAATCAGGACTTATTAGTGTGGTTGTAGGTGCTGGAGCAGCATGGTTTGGACTTTACGCCGGAACTAGCAAGAAGTAAGCATCTAGTCTATAAGTAATAGTATGGACTATTACAGTATACTGGGCATCAACAAACAAGCAAGTCAGGATGAAATTAAAAAAGCATATCGCAAACAAGCGATGGCTAATCATCCTGACCGTGGCGGTGATAGCGGTAAGTTTGCGCAGATAAACGAAGCATACGAAACACTAAAAGATCCTAACAAGCGTCAAGTGTATGACAATCCTCAAGTACGAATGAATACACAATCATTTGATGCTAACGATATGAATACCATATTTGAAGCAATGTTTGGCAGAGGCGCTCGTCCTCAACAACGACGAAATCAAGATATAAAAATTGGTATTAGAATTTCGCTTGCTGATGCTGCTACAGGTAAAGATGTATTAGCAACATATAAATTACGCAATGGTAGAGAAAGCAGTGCTAGTATCAGAATACATCCAGGCGTAAATGATATGGAAGTTATAAGGTTTCAAGGCTTAGGAGATGCTACTCATCCACAACTTCCAAGAGGAGATTTATTAGTCCAAATTAGAGTGTTAGCTCATAATAGATTTGACAGAGATGGAAGAAATCTAAAAACAAATTTAGATGTAAATGTATTTGATCTAATGCTAGGCACTACGATGATTATAGATAAGTTGACAGGAGGCCCTTTGCGTGTTAAAATACCTAAAGGGACTAATCCAGGCACAGTATTGAGCGTAGCTGGACATGGTATGCCAGATCCAAGAATAGGTAAAACTGGCAACCTTTATATACACTTAAAAGGGATACTTCCTGAATTAAATACTACACAAGAAGAAAAGGTGAAACGTTTATATGATGAACTTAATAATGGCTCCTGATCCTATGTTGGAAAAAGGAGTAGATAGATTTGAAGCTAGTTATTTTGGGCACCCTGCTCCGACTGCTCTAGACATGATTGATGTTATGAACAAATACGGCGGAGTAGGCTTGAGTGCTAACCAAGTAGGATTTCCTGCACAAATTTTTGTTATGAAAACATATTTGAATAAAAAATATGGATCACCTTTGGTTGTAATGAATCCAGTTATAAAAGGTTTGAGCAAAGAGATTGAACAAGGACCCGAAGGCTGTCTAAGTCATCCGGGTTTAATTATTAAAGTAAAACGTCCAATTAGTTGTATTGTTGAATTTGATACCTTGACAAATGACTATAAAGATGTTATAAATGTAGAGATGAAACTAGATGACATTGATGCAAGAATCTTCTTACATGAATACGATCATTTACACGGCATACAATTTATTGATAGAGTTAGTAAATTTAAATTAAAAAGAGCCGAAGAAAAAAGAGTCAAAGATATAAAAAAGGCAATCAGGAATGGTAGAACCTAGCACAGAATTACAAGCAGTTTTTGATAAAGCAGTCAATGATGCAAAAAAGTTGAATCACGAATATGTGACTCTTGAGCATTTAACTCATGCTATGCTTTGTGAAGAAAACTTTCAACAGCATATTGAAGACTTTGGTGCTGATAGTAAATTATTAAAACACAACCTTGAAAACTATTTAAAAACAAAGTTAGATACAATCAAATTAGACATGACCGAAGTGTCTAAAAAATGGAAACCTAAAAAAACACAAACAGTAGAGCGTGTGCTTAACAGAGCATTTGCACAAGTTTTGTTCCAAGGCAGAAATAAAATTGAAATCTCTGATGTATTTTTAAGCATACTTGGAGAGAAACGTAGTTATGCAACTTTCTTAGCACAGCAAGCTAATATTCAAAAATCAGAATATCAAGCGTATGTAAATATTTCAGACAACACTGAAGATGATTATGAAAGTCAAGAAAATGCAGGCGCAGCAAACCAAGCTATCAAACAATTTACAGATGATCTTAATGCCAATGTAAAATCAGGTAAGATTGATCCTGTTATTGGCAGACATGACGAGCTAGATATGGTTGCTCTTGCATTAGGACGTAGAAGTAAAAGCAATGTGCTGATGGTAGGTGATCCGGGTGTTGGTAAAACTGCCATTGCTGAAGGACTTGCATGGAAAATTGTAAATGGTCAAACTCCTGACTTCCTAAAAGAATATAATGTGTATGCACTAGACATTGGTGCTATGCTTGCAGGTAGTAAATATAGAGGAGACTTTGAAGAACGTTTCAAATTAGTTTTAGCTGGCTTACAGAAAAAAGGCAAAACTATTATGTTCATCGACGAAGCACATATGATTTCAGGTGCTGGTGCAGGCAGCAGTAATAGTTCAAACGACCTTGCTAATTTGCTAAAGCCTGCATTGTCCAAAGGCAATTTAAAAGTTGTTGCTTCGACAACATGGGAAGAATATCGCAAGTTCTTTGAAAAAGATCGTGCATTAATGCGTAGATTCCAACGTGTAAGCATTGACGAACCTAGTGAAGAAACTACTATTGAAATTTTACACGGTATTAAAGGATATTACGAAGAATTCCACAATGTGCAAATTACAGACGAGGCTATTGATGCAAGTGTAAAATTAAGTGTCAAATATCAACCTGATAAAAAACTACCAGATAAAGCAATTGATTTACTGGACGTTGCTGCAAGTAGATTTAAAGTTAAAAACCAAACAGAAAATCTAATTATTAAAGCAGATAATATTCAATACGAACTTGCTAAAATGGTAAAGATTCCTGAAGAACAAGTTGCTGAGCGTGAAACTGAAAACTTGCAAAATCTTGAGAAGAACTTAAAAGGCAGTGTGTTTGGACAAGACGAAGCAATCGAAGCAATTGTTGATAAAATTCTTGTAGCACAGGCAGGTCTAAAACCAGACAACAAACCAATTGGATCGTTTGTGTTTATGGGTCCAACAGGTACAGGTAAAACAGAAACAGCAAAACAACTTGCACATCATTTAGGCGTACAACTTGTGCGTTTTGATATGAGCGAATATCAAGAAAAACACAGTGTTGCTAAGTTTATTGGTGCGCCTCCAGGCTATGTTGGGTTTGAAGATGATGCAGGACAATTGATTGTTAAATTACAAGAGAATCCAAATTGTGTTTTATTATTAGATGAAATTGAAAAGGCACACCCTGACGTAAGTGCTGTATTACTACAACTTATGGATAACGGTATGGTGACTGGTAGCAACGGAAAAGAAGCTGATGCACGTAATTGTGTATTAATCTTAACAACAAACTTAGGCGCACAAGAAGCAGAAAAGAACGCAATTGGATTTGGTGATAGTTTAGAAAAAGACTACGAAGACACAAGTATGAAAGAGTATTTTAAACCTGAGTTTAGAAACAGACTAGATGCAACAATTACATTTGCTAAACTTGGCAAGCCAGTTATGATGAAAATTGTTGGCAAATTCTTGTCAGAGTTGCGAGATCAAGTTAAAGATAAAAATGTTAAAATTAACGTGACCGACGAAGCATTAGATTACTTGGTAGACAAAGGTTTTGATCCTAAAATGGGTGCAAGACCTTTACAGCGTGTAATTGATGAAGAAATCAAACGTCCGTTAAGTAGAGCATTGTTGTTTGGTGATCTTAAAAACGGTGGTACTATTTCTATTACCTATACAGATAAAATTGAATTGGAAATCAATGCAGAAATCTGTGAAGAAGTTTGAAACAAAAAAATTACACTACGGTAAGTATCTTTATAAAGTGTCTATGCGGTCGCAGTTAGCACATATATTTAGAACAGAACTACAGCGTAAAGGAAATTTAAATTATGCAAGCAGTGAATTGTTTAAGTATGGTGAAATGTATAAGCAAGGAAAACCATTGGTTAAAAAGTCTTGGCGAAGTGAAGAAACTATTCCAGAAAGTGACTTCCTAAGTTGTCAAAAGATTTATAGATATCTTATTAATAGTAAAAACTATTTGGTTAGATGTGAATACAGCACTCTAAACATTTATAGTAATAATTTAAATTTTATCAAACAATTTACATACTTAGAAAACTGTGAGCAATTTTGGCAACCTGACCCAGATAGTATAAATTTTTTAACAAACAATGCAAATGTAATTATAGCAGATAAGCCAGTTGATTTTGCACTCAAAATTACTTTTGGACGAAAGCCTGCAAAAAAAGAGTTAGGAAAGTGGTTGATTGCCAACAAAGATAAAGCACGATGCGGTCCTGTTTTATTAGACAATCTTTTAGAACAAGCACGTTGGATTAAGGGACAGTATATCTTTGTACGAGACGAAAAAGTATTGTTTATGATACAGCTAATTTGCGGCGACAATATAAGCAGAGTCGATAAATTAGTCTACAAAGATGATATAGATAAATAGTATTATACTAGTTAAGGACTTATCATGGAAAACTTTGTAAGAATCGTCATGGAAAAAACTGACAATATCCAAATCGACGAAAGCATTTGGACTGAACAAAATATCTACGAAAACAACAATATATCATACGTTGAATTGCCTTTGCCTAAAGAATTAAGCGAAGAAGAGTGCGACGAATATGCTAATCGTTTAGCAAACTATATGTTTGAGCAAGGCCACGAAGACTTTGATATTGAAATGATTCATAACGAAGAAGGTATCGATGAAGAAACATACGACGGTGACGAGTTTTTCGAAGCATATGGCGTAATGTGGTTCAATGAAGATGACGAAGTTGATGAAGCAGAATATCAAGGACGCAAAGTTTCACTAGGCAAACCAATGCGTGGCGATGTAAAAAAATTCAAAGTATATGTGCGTGATCCAAAAACAAAGAACATTAAAAAAGTAAACTTTGGTGATCCTAACATGAAGATCAAAAAGTCCAATCCAGCACGTAGACGTTCATTCCGTGCAAGACACAACTGTGATAATCCAGGACCAAGAACTAAGGCACGTTATTGGAGTTGCAGAAAATGGTAATGATCAATGAAATATTTGACAAGAAGGCTGTTGAAGATTTAAAAATTGGAGACGAGCTTCCTTATGATGTAATCGAAGATATTATTGCATATATGCGCAATGATAATAAATTTTACAGACAAAACACATATCCTGCAATGTGCGATGTACAAGAAAAAGTTCAAAACGGTGGCAAATTCAGTAAAAAATCATTGTTTCCTATGATTGAAAAAGCATGTGAATCTTATTGTGCAGAATACAACATTCCAAAACGTCATAATGAACTTATGTCTGATGCAGATAAAATGGAATGTGCAAGCAGATTATTAAACGCAGAAAAAGAAGCCTTTCGTAATAAGGAGTATTAATGCGTTATAGTGAATTCAAGATACTTACAGAAGCGAAAGTAGGTAGAGAATACCAGCACCTTGAAGATCTTGTTTTCGTAGATGGCAGTGCTGGTGCACAAAAAGCAGCAGACATTTTAGAAAAACTTGGCAGCGACTCAGGTGATGTAGCAATCAAATGGGACGGATATCCTACAATGTATTGGGGACGTGAACCAGACGGACGCTTTGTACTTGTTGGAAAAAATGGCTGGGGTCGTAATAAAAGTTATAGTGCTGACAATCTCAGCAACTTCATTAGAAATACTGGTAAAGGCGAAG